ACACAGTTTACCCGGTGCTTATAGAGAATGGCCCCGGTGGCCACCAGCAAAAGACAGACCGCAAAAATGCTGTGGGTCTGATAAGCCACCCAGGCAGGATAACCCACCACCGTGGTCACGGTACCCACCACAATGTAGTCCGTGATAAGCGTCAGAATCACCAGAACCGCAAGGATCACCAGCGCTGCCTTGAAATTCAAAGCCAGCATCATGCCAATGTAAGCCGCAAAGCCTTTGCCGCCCTTAAACTTGAGATAGAAGGGGTACATATGCCCCAGCACACAGCTGACCCCGGCAATAAATCCCACCAGTTCCACGTCAGGAAAGAAGCGTTTAACCATAAAGATGGCCAGCCAGGCCTTACCAATGTCGTGGGCTCCCACAAGAACAGCAGCCTTCCACCCCATGAGCATCAGCGCATTGGATGCCCCAAGATTCTTTGAGCCGCCCTGCCGCAGATCAATACCCTTCCATTTGGAAAGATACAAGGCCATACTGGAGCAGCCGAAAAGATAGCCGATAACGGCAGCCGCAAAATACGAAAAAATCATAGACCATTCTCCTTAAAAAGGCGGTATGTGCCATTTTAGCACATACCGCCCGAAAGCCGCAAGTCGTATTCTCAGCGGCTGGTCTTTACACGGATGCTTCCGGAGCTGCCGCTCTGCACCTGGATTGTCCCGGCACTGCCGCCGCTGCTCTGCACCCGGATCTCTCCCGCGCTGCCGCTGCGCTTACTGTCCTTTTTCTCTGTCTTCTCCTCTTCTTTCTTCGTTCCATAGTACCGGGGAGGCGGCACATAGCGTCCGGAGCCGCGGCCAAACACCGCCTTGTAAGCATTCTCCGTGGCGCTGTCCCACTTGCCGTTGACCTTCAGACCGTAGCCCAGCGCGTTCAGATACTGCTGCACCCAGCTTGTGGGCTTGCCCGCTACCTCGTCGGCGCTGTAGCGGCCGCCGAGAGCGGCAATGGCGATGGAAAGCTCGGGGTTCTTCGCCTCCCAGGCGGTACGCAGTTGCTCAATCTGTTCGCTGCTGTAACCCAGTCTTTCATAACCGGAGAAATCACCGGTGGCGGCCAGCGCCTCGGCACGCTCCTGCTCATCGGCCCAGGCCTGCTCCTTCAAGGCCATCATGGCATTGAGATACTCCCGGCGGGCCGCGGCATCGGCCTTGCCGGCTGCCTGCTGTCCCTCGCGAACCGCCGCCGCTTCCGCATCCCGGATATCCCCACGCGCCGTCAGCCGTGCCCGCTCGTTGCTGCCCAGTTCCTCCTCATACCCTCGCTCCAGCTCCACGCGGCTGCTCTCGCTGGTGCCGCCCGTATAGCCCATGGCGGCCAGCTCCTGTGGCAGGGAGGCCAGAGCCTTGCGGTACTGACGGTAAAGACCTTTGTTCACCGCACCGTACTCTTCCGTGACGGCCCGCCCGGCGCTCTCCGCTTCTGCCGCGGCATTCTGCGCCGCCATAGCCGCCGCCGCAGCGTTGGCTGCCAGCTGCTCCTCATAGATGCTTTTATAGCCCCCGGCCATCTCCTCCAGCGCCGCCGTCATGCCCTTCTGCCTCTCCCCGCTCTCGTCCACATAGGTCACGGCACTCCCGCTTTCCAGCGCTTTGGCATAGAGCTTTTCCTCTTCCTTGCCAAGACTTTTGGCGTAGCTCATAATTCCACCTCCCTCATACACCGCTGACCAGTTTCAGCAGCACACCCAGCACCGCCGCGCCGATGCTGCCCAGAATGGCAATCAGCCAGTTGAGTTTGGTGTCGATAACGGCAAAACGGGTACTGCCCTCGTCCAGACGCTTCTCTGTTTTCCGGCAGTATCCCTCAAACTCCTCCCGGAGCTGCTTTACCTCCTCACAGGGGACATGGCAGTTAGCTTTTTCCATGGCTCCCCTCCAGCACAGGCTTCATAAAACCGTTGTAGATGGCAGAAAAGCCCGCGGCAGCGGCTCCCGCCAGCAGCGTGGCCCAAAGGGAACGCTCCAGCGGGATGGTCAGCGCCTCCCGGAGCAGCGCCGCGTCTGCCAGCAGATAACCCAGCGCCGCCTGCCAGAAGGTTTTCAGCGCACGCGCCCATACATCTTTCATTTTTTCGCTCATATTCTTCCTCCTTTATACAACCACCGACTCAAAGCGCCGCTTCCATTCGTTGATGATGTCCTGCTTGCCGGGGATGTCCAGAATTTCCAGCTGGGCGGCAAAGAGCTTCCAGTTCTCCGCCGTAACCGCCGCTGCACTGATGCTCTGCAGGGCCTCCAACGTGGCCTTTTTCCCCCGGAGGATGCTTTCCCCGGCGCTGATGGTCACATCCAGTCTCGGCCAGTAGGTCCAGCTTTCCCTCACAACGTTTCCATGGAGATCCAGCACAGCTGGCATCTGCTCGCTGAGAGCATCCGAGCTGAACCGGAAGCTTACAGCCTCCCGTCCCCGGCTCTCGTCGGCACCCAGGTAGATCAGTCGCCCGTCATCAAAGAATTCCAGCGCCAGCCAGTCCAGCAGCTCGTAGAGCCGCTCGAAGCCGGCATCCCGGTCCGCCTTTTTGATGTCCGCCTGAGAACCCGCATCGCTGCGGAGCATGGCCAGACCCGAAGCCGTCATGGTGCGCGCCGGCTCCTTACCCTGACTGGTCTCATAGTTTCGGGTACTGCGCTCGATCTGCTCCTTGAGCCAGTCCACCGCCACCGCGGCGTTGGCACTGCTCTGCACCCCGCCCAGACGCCGCACGGCATGGATGCGGTTGGGCTTGAGATGCAGCACGGCCCCCGGCTCGTTACTGATCTCCTCGCCCTCCGCCAGCGCCCCCTCCTCCACCAGGACAATGTCGTTGGAGAGGAAGGCATCGCCCAGCAGGCCCATGGCCAGTTTCCTGTCCGCCGCATCCACCAGATCCAGCACCGGGAAAAGCTCACTCTTGTTCCAGAAAGAGTTTTCATCCTGGGTACGCCAGTAATGGACAAAGGGGAAAAGCTTGCACTGTCTGCCGGTGCGCTGCCAGTAACAGGGTATATAGCGCAGTTCCCGGCCGCCGGCCTGAATGCTGCAGCCCACAGCACCCGCCTCGATCTCCTGCCCGTCCTGCACGATGCTGACCGGCTGGCGGAACCAGTGTTCCAGCACCTCCACGGTATCGTCGTCCCGGTCCAGAGAGGTACTCATGTCAAAGAGCCCCTCTTTGTCCATGTAGGCCCCGGCAAAAAGCTCCTCCGCCGCAAGGCCCAGTCTCTCCAGTTCCGTACGGTACAGCTGGGCAAAGCGAACCTTGTGCATACGATAGACATAGCAGAGGAACTGCCCCTCCTGTATGTCTCCGCTGCGCACCGCCGGATCGGGAAAGATGCAGTCCACGGGTATGTCCCGGATGCGGATGTCCCCCTCGTGGACCCCACAGCGCATTTCGCTGTCCCAGCAGGCCTTCCAGAAGGCATCGCCGTATTTGAGAAGACGCCGCTCGTTGCGGGTATTCATATCCCGGAGTCGGTTATTTTCGATAATGTAGCGAACAGCATATTCCCGCTGCCGGGCCTTATGACTGTCCATGTCGCTGTCCCGGCCCCTAAACTCCGGTTCGGGAATTTCCGGCTCGATCTGGCTTTCCACAATAATCCAGGGATCGGGCATCACCGCCGGGGCAAAGGGCAGCTGCCGCCCGGCACCGCTCTCCCGGATCTCTGCCGTCACGTCATGAATAAAGTTATAGTAGTCGTTGCAGCGCTCCCAGTCCCGCTCCACGGCGGCTCGGGCCTGTCTGGCCCGGTGAAAGAGAGCCGCAGCCGTCTCTTCTCTGGCCTCCGGTGTGGAGTAGTCATAGCCACAGTACAGTGCTTCGTTTGTCTCCTGTTTCTTTTTGCGTCTCATAGAACCCCCTTTTTACGATTCCTGCCAGCCGGAGCTTGTCCTTGCGTGCAGCGTTTTTACTTCTGTCCAGCCGGAACTTCCCTTGGCGTAGAGTCCCTTGATCTCCACCCAGCCCGCTTCGGTTTTGACATACAGCGCCGGGGCCGCTATGGTACCTTCCGCCGAATACGAGGACAACACTACATAACCCAACCCCGCCGACGGACTCCACACCCAGATATAATAAGTCGTATCGGCTTCAAAACGCCCCTCCAGCGTAATGCTGGCGCTTTTCCCGCTCCAGGAAAACACCGTTCCCTCTGTGGAATGCGTTCCGGGGCACTGCCCGGCCACTGTGTAATAGTAAGAAACGTTTCCCACCTGGTTGTGTCCGCCAAAGCTCAGATCCAGCACAACCCTGCTCAGTGCCCGTCCCGGTTTGAACGCAAGGCGCATTCTGTAATACTCAGCGTAGCCACCGGCATAAACGTTGCCCACATAGTCTCCGGTAACCTGCGTGTCCACGCCGGTTCCTCTGTACCTTGTCGCCGTCAGCGGCAAACTCACTGTCGTTGCCATGGTCTCACCTCAGATCACAACCCAGAGATCGCCCACCGCACCGTCGGATGCCTCGGGAGCGGCGGAGCCTATGTAGATGCGTCTCGCGGTAAAAGCAGCCAGCGTGGGTGCCGCCACCGTTATATTGGCCGCCTTCGTAGCTCCCATGGCCGCCAGCGTGATATCTCCTGTCCCATTGAAGCTCGCCTCACCGATCTTTCTGGCGCTCTGCAGTCTTGTGGCGGTGGCGGCATTGCCGCTGCAGCTTCCGCTGGACCCGCTGACATTACCGCTCACGTTGCCGCTGACATCACCCACGATATTGGCCTTGATACGTCCCGGCAGACGTAGAACTATGTCGCTGCCGCCGTCAAAGCCCACCGTTTCCCCCTCGTTGCTGCCGCTGGCATCCTCCACCCGGAAGGATCGGGCCGTCTGCAGTTTTGTGGCGGTGGCGGCGTTGCCTTCGGCGACAGCCGCCACATCCGCCCGGTCCACGCTGCCGTCGCCGTCCGTGTCATAGATGGCGGCAATCATGTCGCCGCTGCCGCCGGGCACGCCCCATTCCATGCCCGCTTCGCCGACGCGCAGATACTGACCGGGGACACCCACATTCTCCGGCAGCGTCATCTTCCCGGCCAGTTCCGCTGTCACTGCATCAATGAGCGCGTTGAGCTTCTCCGCCACCACTTCCCTTATCAGGCGGTCGAAAAGCGCCTTGTTTTCCGCAGCGCTGCCCCGGAGCTTATCCGGCGCAGCCACCACACCCTTGCTGCCGATCTCTTCGGCATTTATTTTGTATTTACTCAGTGCCATTTTATCCTCCTATTGCCGCCGCCCATGTCTCCGGGCCACAGACTCCATCGGCATCCAGTCCCCGTTCCTGCTGGAACGTCCGCAGCGCTGTCCGGGTTTCTTCGCCAAAATCGCCGTCCGCACCATATCTTGGCAGCGGATACCCCCACTTGTGCATCAGCAGCATTTGCAGAAAAAGGACGGCATTTCCCCGGCTGCCCGGCTGCAGCATCGGCAGGGCAGCCCCCTTACCCGGGGACGACGCTCCCGTCCCGTTTGGCTCCGGAGCCCCGGTTTCCTCCACATACCGCAGCACCATGTCCCACGGGTAGTTGTAATAGCTCCGCACAAGGATCTCCGCACCGGTCTGATCGCCGCTCCGCCCGCCCTGAATGGTGCCGAGTTCGTTGATGCTGGCCTGGACAAGCTGGTTGTTTCCCAGATAAAGAGCCGTGTGATTGAGTTCATGGAGCAGCACGTCCCCCCTCTGCAGACTTCCGTCCGTCACAATGCGAAAACCGTTCCGCAGGAAGTCATACTTCATGTTCCCGGTATAGGTAGCCGTCAGGGGCAGCCCCGCCTCTTGAAAAGCTCTGATCACAAAGCTGGAGCAGTCGTAGTCCGGCCCCCATCGTTTCGTCTGATCGTAGCCGTGGAGGGGATCGTTGGCGACTCCCAGCGCCCACGCAATGGCTTTTTCGACAACCGACATATCATACCTCCACGTCAAAACCATACTTTGCCAGAACCGCTGCCCGCTCCCTGTCCTCGACGATCTGCTTCAGGATACCCGGCGGAAGCATCTTCAGCAGTTTCCGCAGATCTTCCGCCGTTTCCCGCTCTGCCGCCCGCTCACGGTTAAAGGCAAGAATTCTGTCCCGCAGCTCCTTCTTCATTCCGTCACCCCCGCAAAGATCATCTCCAGCGCCTCCCTGTATTCGGCCAGCTGCTCCCTCTCGTATTCCCGCTGCGCCTCGTCCAGCTCGCTGTAATCCTTCCACGGCGTAATCATTTCGCCCTCAAACACCACGCCATCTTCCCGCATCCAGCTCTCACCGGCAGGGACAAAGCGATAGCCCTCAACAAACGTGTCGCACCTGCCGTCAAAGAAACCTGTTTCCACCGCGGCCATCGTACCATCCTTCGAAACGTGGCACTTGAAGTCTGAATCCACGTAAACTATCATCCTCTGCCACCTCCTCTTTACTCAAGCCAAACTTCGCTTACGGTGACGTTCGCCGTACTTGTGGTGACACAGGCATAGTATGAGCCCTGATAAGATGACAAACTGAGAGACAGCGTTTGTTCCCCCTTGGTGCTGCTGCGGGTGTAAGCCACAAGCCCTTCGTATTTGACATTTGTTTTCTGCGTAGATACGCCAAAGAAGAAACCATAATAATCGGCACCGCCGCTGGTTGTGATGTTCACTTTGACCTTCATGGTTGAAAAACCGGCTGTACTCACCTTGTTAACCGTGTAAGCGGCGGCATTTCGGCCGCTGCTTCCGGTGTAGCCGAGAGCGATATGGTCACTATTGAATGCACCCGTGCCGTTCGAGTCCTTCACCATGGTCCATCCGCCGGTCACGCCAGAGCATTTGTCGCCGTTTTTATACAAATACTTCTTCGTCACCGTCAGCGTGGCTGTGCGGCTCTGTACGGTACCGGCCGCATTCGTCACCTTGCAGTAAACCGTGTAGCTTCCTTTTGCAAGATTGCTTCTGGTGTAGCTTGCGTTGGTTGCACCGCTGACGGCACTGCCGTTCACATACCATTGATAGGTATAGGAGTCGGGAACACCGGCGGTTGCAATGGTAACCTTAAAGGTAGCGCTGCTCCCCACCTCGGCTCCCGTGATATTCGCCGGGTAGCTGCTGTTGAGAACAGGCGTATACTGCTGGGTGACTTTCAGCGTGGCAATGCGACTTTGTACCGTACCGCCCTTGTTTGTCACCTCGCAGTACACGGTATGCGTTGCCGTACTGGTAAGGCCTGTAATCGTATAGGAAGAGCTGCTTGCGCCGCTCACCGCTGTGCCGTCCTTGTACCACTGGTAGGTATATTCAGCCGGGTTTCCCGCCTCGGCAATCTGTACGCTGAACGTTGCACTGGTGCTGCTGCCCTTGATGACCGTTTTGGTAACATTCTGCGGATAGGCCGCATTCAGAATGGCAGGTTTATACGTCTCGCCGCCACGGCGCATGATCAGACACTCGCCCATTTATCTCACCACCTTAAAAACCACCGGGATATTTGCCGTGGGCTTGTTCTCATAGCAATACGCAATGACTTTATTATTCGCGCTGACAGTACAGCGGCCCACCAGCTTCCAGTCCTCGATCACAGCGGACGCATCCGTTGCATTGCTGAGATCAATGTCCACAAAGGGATAGTCCGTCAGCAGCACGCCGGTGACGGTAATCGTCTGTGTATAGGGAGCGCTGCTGCTCCACCCGGAAGCAGAGAAAGTGCCGCGATAGGTTTCCGTCCAGCGGGGAACAAAGGCGGCCGCTTCTTCGGCCAAAGCCGCTCTTTCTTCTTCCAGCCAGTAATCCACACCCTTAACCGGTGCCGGCCCTGTGGGCCCTGCCGGTCCCTGGGGCCCACATATGTTTATGCTTCCCGGTTCCTCCGTGTCACCGCTCCGCATCCAGCTCAGCTCTCCCTCCGCACTCACCGTTGGCCGCCAGTATTCAAACTCTCCCGGTGCCTCCCAGCTCCGCCCGCCGGCCCCGTTGGTTTTCAGAATGTATCCGCTCTTGCCCTCGGCGGCAGGCTCGACGATATATGACCGCAGTTTATCCTGCATCCATCTTGTCATGTCCCGCAGCGCTTCCTCCAGCTGCTGCAGGGTAATTGCCAGCTTTGACATCCGTCCCTCCTCAGCCGAACAGACTGTTCACAACCCGGTGTTCACTGCCCGGCAGAACACTGCTCAGCTCACGTTTTGCCTTTTCATAAAGGTCCAGGTAGATCTGTCCGTCCTGCACCAGATCGCTGCTCAACACCATCCCCGCCACATAAAAGGGCATGGCCTCGCAGGCATCCTCCCGCAGTTCAAACTCCCAGGACTCCGGCGTGTTGTCATCGATGGTCGCCGGGGCGGCAAAGTAATCCAGCTCCACACGCTCCCCTGCCCCCAGCACCAGTTCGCCGCAGCGCCATACGCACTTTCTGGTCACGTTTTCACCGTTTCTCCAGATGCGCTGCACCGCGATAAAGTCCGCCGGCATGGGATACCGTCCCTCCCCACGAAGCTTCACCGTCCTGACAATCCGACAGATCTTCGCCACGTCTTTCTGCGCTATGTCGAAAAGGCTGTTCATCTTCGCCTCAAGGTCCTCGTCGACCCCATCCCCACTGCCGTACTCATCCAGCAGCACGTATACTTTTTTCTTTCCTTCCCCCAGTGTCATATCTCCACATCCTCCTTGAAAACATCCTCCCAGGCTCTTTCCGTGGCTCCGGCCACTTCCTCGTCCGTGGCCCATGTGATGTTCCCTGCAACGCTGTGGCTCTGCCCTGTTTTCTTGGCAAAGTTGCCAAGCACATAGTGTTTGGTAATCTGATACACGCCAAAGCCCTCATCCTTCTCATCGTTGCGGACGATGATCTGAAGCCGTTTATAATTCTTAATCTTCTTCTGGCAATAGATCTCCTGGGGTCCATCGTTGCTGTTGAAGGTAAAGCGGGCAAAGTCGATATCGGCCCAGTCGAAAATATCCATGGAGTCCCTGGCAATCACCTGCTCCGTGCCGTCGCTGCGGTCACTGCGAAAGTACACCGTGCCGCTGGATCGGCTCATGGGCTTCATCGTTACGCAGCAGCCTTTCTTCAGCAGGGTCTTGAAGTAGCTGGGGGTGCCGTCGTCGTCGTATTTGGTGGCCCACACGGCACAGATGGCCTCGCCGTCGTCACTGTAACGCCCGGCCTGAATGTCGCTGTTGAGCTTGCAGATGCGCCCATCCTCCGTGCCAAAGTAGAGCCACTCTTCTTCCTCCGTCTCCAGTCTCAGCCACGTCCGCGCCGGGACGTTCTCCCAGTAATAGGCTTCATAGACAAAGTCTGCCATGGCCGCGCTGCGGTAGCTTTTTTCCTGCCGACCGTCCAGCGCATAGACATGGCCGCCCGGCAGCGCCAGCAGATACATGCCGCACCAGCTCACCGCTTCCGCCGCGGAAAGTCCGGCCTCTTTGGTAAGTCTGGGGTTCAGAAAGTAACTTCTGTTCTGGGTAACGCGGCTGCCGCTCATATCCGAAACGGATATACCGTAAATGCCCGTCCCGCTCAGAAAAAGCGGATCGTCCAGAAGACTGGCAAAGCTTCCCACCGCCACCGCGCCCACGCCGCTCATGGCCGCCTGCGTGCTGAATACGGCCCGGCCCTCCTCGCTGAGTTTCCCGCTGCGAAGATACACCGTAGGCTCCTGCCCGTTGTCATTCTTGATGATCGCCTGATAGCTGCCCACCCGGGCATAGCCCATAATGGCCGTATCCTCACTTCCCAGCACCGCATAACCCCGGTCCGGGAAGTAGGTGGGCTCGTTATAGCCGCTGATCCAGTCCAGATTGGGAAAGTCCGGGTTTCCGCTGAGTACCAGCCGGTCGTCTCCGGAAAGACCATAGCTGCTCATGATCCGGCACTTGTTGATGCGCTGGGCATAGCCCGCCACCGTGTGGCTGTACTCCACCAGAAGGCCGTCGGGCCTGCCCGCCTCCGGGGCCGCAGGTGCCGCTGCCAGCGTCACCGTGTCTCCCTCCCAGGTGAAGCCCGTAACCTCCTCGTCCCAGACCCAGACGCGCACCGTGCTGCCCTCGTCAATGGCCGCGCTGAGCTTGAAGCTCACCGCCGCCCCATCGGTCTGGAAACTCTCTTTGCGCCGGGGCGTCAGAAGATTGACATCCTCCAGCATCTCTCCACCGCCGGTGGGCAGGCGGGTGATCAACACCGTGGGCACATAGCACTCCCCCTCCGTCACCCGCTGCGCCCTCTCTCCGTCATAGGAGATGAGGCTCTGCCCATCCACGATCCAGAGTCTGCCCTTGAGATACACGCCCCGGCTTTTTTGATCCGCCAGCCCCTCCAGCAGCAGCTGCGGCTCCGCCTCCGTCTCCTCCCAGCCGTAGAGCCTTGTTCCTGCGTGGACCAGGCAGCGAAGCTGCCCGTTGAAGCTGCCGGAAAAGAGTCCGTGGATGCTGCCATCCAGCCGGTGCAGCACCCGCCAGCCCCAGCGTTTTTCCGGCATGCCGCCGGCGTCCGCTATGATATTGGTGCAGAGGGGGCTTCTGTTCCTGGCCACAAGGCTGGGATCCGTAGAAAAGTCCGCCCCACGGAAGTTCTTATAGACCGTGGTCCGTATGCTGACGCCGCTTTTCTTCGCCATGTCGGCCTCACTCCAGAATCAGCAGACGAACATCCGCCTCACCCGTTGCCACCAGAGAGAGCTGGCGGGCGCACAGAGGCATATCCAGACGGCTGCCGGGGGCAAGAGCATAGCCGTTATCCGCAGTGCAGTCTATGTTGTCGGCATCCTTGTCCCGGAAGTACAGCGTAGCCGTTTCGGAATTGTTCTCCAAGAGAAAGGCCTGACAGCAGAGTTCCTCCTCCACCGCCGTTGTGCCAACGCTGAGCTTCTTCACCTTCTCGATTTTATAAATCATGGCTCCTCCTTCATGTCAGCGCCCCCACCAGGGCATTCAGCTTTTCCTTGAGTTCGTTTACCAGCTCCACACAGCCTCGGAATTCTTCGGCATCGGGGCTGCAGCCGGCAGTAAACACGGCGTCGTGCCTTTGGCACTGGCAGAGGGCCACACTCTCATCGTTGAGCTGCAGCTTGCCCTCCACCTCCAGATCGCCCACGCGGGTATAGTCAAAATCCATCGCTTCGCTCCTTTCCGCAATCCCCGGCCCACAGACGGAGCCGGGGATTGCCCCCTGTCAGGCGGGGTTGCCAAAAATGATCATGCGGGCATCGCCCCAGCCCACGCCAAAGTCCGCGTAGGCGGTGTAGAGATCCTTCAGGGGGTTATCCTGAGGAGACTCCATCACCGTGGGACGGGTGTTATAGACGATATTCACCAGCTGCTTCATCAGTCGGCGGTCGCACACGGCCCACTGCTTGGGGCCAAAGCCGTCGCTGCCGCCGCCCATCACCAGATAGCGCATGCCGGCCACGGGGTTTGCCGCGTTGAGCTCGCTTTCAGGGTCGGCGCTGGGGGTCAGACGGGCGTTTTCGCCAAAGAGACGCTTGGCCTTTTCCTCCAGCTCGGGAGAAATCAGAACCGTGTCAAAGTCACAGAGGAAGGGCAGGCCGTCGGGCGTCACAAAGTGGTTGGCGCGGGCCTGGGCAGCGGTGATGGCGCTGACGGAGAAGGCGTCGGTGGTCACATTGGAATAAGTACCGGCCTCGGGATCGGGGGTAAAGACACGGCCGGAGCTGCCGATGGAGGCCACGGGATGGGAATCGTTTGCCCAGCAGACACCATCGCCGCCCTTCTTGTCGGCGTTCCAGGCGTTGGCGAACATGCGCAGCACGTGGAGATAGACGGTCAGCGCCATGCTGTCGCCCAGCTTGGTGCCCACCTTGGCCGTCTCACCCATCTTGTCGATCTTGGCCTCCTTGTAGCCCACGGGGATGGAGATGGTGTATTCCACGGGGGTGATCACGGTCTTGAAACCACGGTGGAGGCTGCCCTCGTTGAGGTTTTCGCCGTCGTAGACGGGGGCCTCGCCGTAGCCGCCGCTGCCGGTAAGCTCGTAGTCGATGCTGCGGGCATTCACTTCGCCCACAACGGGACTGAGCTTGTTGAGTCGGTCGGCGTAGGCAAAATCAAAGGCCTTGCCCACAAACTTGTAGTTATCGGTTTTCCATGCAGAAAAAGTGCTCATAATATCCTCCCTAATTTAAAAATTGCCTTGTTATCGCGCCAGGTATTCCTTTGCGCTCATGCGCATGCCGGGAAAGGCCCGGTTCCACTCGTTGAGACTCTCCTCCTGATCGCGGCTGAGCCCGCTGGAAACCTGACCGCTGCCGCCCCCGGTGCTGCGGCTGCGCTTTCCCTCCGCCTTCACCCGGGCGCTTTCCTCGGCCGCCGCCGTAAAGCTCAGATAGTCCTCGTAAAGACCGGCCGCCGGTTCCTTGTAAAGACGGCTGCCGCAGAAGCGGCGAAAGGCGCTCTGCTCCTCCAGAGCACAGAGATCTACATCCGGATACTTTTCCCGGAAGGCCTCGGCGTCCGCGCGGAGAAAGTCGCCGTTGTCGCTCTCCGCTGTCTGCACACTCATTTCCTGTTCTTCCATGTTCTCCTCCTTTTCTTACCTTCGTTTTCTCTGTCTCTGCTGCCGTGCAATGCGGTCGCAAAGCTTTTCCGTTCTGGCCGGAGCCTGCGGCGCTTCCCCCCGCTGCACCCAGTGGACACAAAATCCCCGGAGCGCATCGGGTGCGTGGGTCAGCTCATGGGGTGTACGGGCACAGTCGGAAGGGCGGCGCTCATCATAGCGCAGCAGCGGCAGGGTGCGGATGAGGTTGGGACAGGTGGAGAAGATGCAGAGCCCGGCCCGGCGCCTTCCGTCCACGTCCCGCTCCACCTTCAGCCGCTCCCTCACCGCCATCCATCCGGCCAGACGGTCGTTGGAACTGCGGGTGAGATAAATCCCATGTTCGGCGAAGATCTCCGCCACGCTGCGCCCCGTCTCCTGTCTGCCGTTCCACATATCCGGCGGAGCCAGCCACTCATAAATCTTTCTCTCGCCGGCAAGGGCTTTCAAAGCCTCCGCCGCCTCGCTGATGATGAGTCCCGTGTGCCCCTCCCCCAGATCCCGGCCCTCGTAAACCTCCGCTGTCACATGGGCCCGTCCCTCCTCATCCACCGCGATGAGATAGGCCGCCAGCATGTCCATGCCATAGTCCATGCTCACATACCAGCGCCAGCCCTCCGGGATCTCAAAGGGCTCGCAGACATGAATCCCCCTCTCCCACTCCGGGAAAAACTGCCCGGCAAAAACGTCCCAGCTGCCGTGGAGCCAGGCCTGCCGCAGCTCATAGGGCAGACTTTCCAGCCGCCGCACATAGTCAGGGTCACTGCTCATAAGACTTTCGTTATCGTAGACATCCGCCGGGATGAAGCTGTAATCCTCTGCCTTCTCTCCCCCCTCATAGCGTCTGTCTATAAAGAGCCTCTTTACCCAGCCATGACCCACCCCGCCGGGGTTGCAGGTCACATAGATGCGCTTGGGAAAGTCGTTGACACCGCGAAGACAACCCTTGAACGTCTGAAACTGAAACTCCGTCAGCTGCGTGGCCTCGTCCAGAAAGATGCAGTCATACTCCTGCCC